TCTCTATGATAGTGCACAAAAATCTGTGAAATAGCTTAGACGTGTGATATCACACCGAAAGAATCAGCCCTAGGAAAAGCATACGAGGGCGCAGCTTTTATTTTTAACTTTGATTTTTGAGGAGGTTAACGATGAATGACCTGTCAGCCATATCAAGCTTTCAGGGAATGGAGGAAGCGTGGAGGTGAGGGTGTGAAAAAAAATAAAGATTTCTATTGACAATCAAATATAGTTACGATATAATTACGTAGAGTTTATCGGGACACCAATAAAAAAGCTAAAGAAGTTTTTTTATAAGTTGGTATTGGTGTCCCTCTTTATATACCAACGCAGAGAAGCCCGGTGACCGGAGGGGATGCCGGGCTTTGATATATTATGAGAACAAAACAAGTCCAAATCTCTGATCTTAAATTCGCAAAGTATAATCCCCGCCAAATATCGAACGACGATATGGCTTCACTGGTGAATAGCATCCGGGAGTTCGGAATGGTTGAGCCGGTGGTGGTTAATAAGAATAATACGGTCATAGGTGGACATCAGCGCCTCATCGCCTGCAAACAGCTTTCCATCGACACTGTGCCTGTTGTCTACGTTGATCTCTCCAAGAAGAAAGAGAAGATTCTCAATCTTGCCCTGAACCGGATTCATGGAGATTGGGACATGGACAAACTGGCGGTGGTTCTGGAAGAATTGAAGATGGATGATGGAGATGATCTTTCTTTAACTGGCTTTTCAGAGATTGAGATTGGTGAGATTCTGGATTCACAGATTGAAGATGACGGGAGTGAAGATGAATTTGATGCTGAAAGTGAAGCTTCTAAAATTAAGAATCCCATCAGTAAACGAGGCGAAGTCTACCAACTTGGACGGCACCATCTCATGTGTGGGGATGCTACGGTTAGAGAGGATGTGGAAAAGCTGATGGATGGAAAGAAGGCGAATATGGTGTTTACTGATCCGCCGTATGGAATGAATATGGGGTTTGAAAATGATGAGAAGAACGGCATTGAATTAAAAAACTGGAACGATAAATGGATTCAGAATTTACCAAAAGTAACGGCATTCTTATCTTTTCACTCTCCAAGGTTATTCTGGACCTTGTTAGATAGTGCAAGAGAAAAAGGATGGAAGTTTGAGAGATACTTTACTTTTTATAAGTCAAACGATAGAGCATTCCCTTGGCATGGATGGTTAGCTGTGAGCGAGGCTATACTTCTATTCACAAAGGGTAAGCATAAATATAATCCTAAACCTCCACCCAAGTCTGAATATAGTTTTTGGCACGATACGTATGAATGGACTCATAAAAATCTTGTTTTTGATGAATCCAAAGAAGATAGACAAGGTTTTCATGTAACAATAAAACCACTTCCAGTAGTAATGAATCTTTTATGGAGGCTTACTTTGGAAAATCAAATGGTGGTGGATTTATTCGGTGGCTCTGGTACCACTCTCATCGCCTGCGAAAAGACAGGGCGGGTTTGCAGAATGCTTGAAATCGATCCGGTTTACTGTGATGTGATCAGGAATAGGTATGAAAAATATGTCTCAGAAAACAGCAGAAACTAGACTTACCAAAAAGCAATTGAAGTTCGCTAAGTTGAAATATGAGGACGACTTAAACGATGAAAAGATAGCTACACTTTGTGGTATTTCTGCAAGGACGGTTTATGAATGGATTAAGAAGCCTGAAATCCAAAAAGAGATTGACCAATTAGGCGAGGCGGATACAAAAACTGCTTTCAGATATTTCCAAAAGAATGCGAGGCGGGCGGCTAAGGTAACGGTTAGGCTGACGGATACAGAGAGTACCAAAGATGAACATGGTAACATTATCAAACAAACTTTTATTCAGCCTGGTGAAGTAGTGCGCAAAGCGGCTGCCGATATTCTTCAGGCTGTAAAAATAGATGTCAAGGGCGGTGAGTCGGGTGCATCGGGGGTTACAGTTTATCTCCCAGACAATAGGCGACAAACAAAAAAGAGTGAGACAGAGAGTGACGATAGCGACAAATAAAACATTGGAACGTGGCTACGCAATAAAACCCCAGCCAGGCTCCCAGGAGGCTTTCCTCAGCACGTCGGCTGACATAGCGGTCTATGGAGGTGCCGCTGGAGCTGGAAAGTCTTGGGGGCTTCTTATGGAGCCCCTCCGGCATATTGGCAACAAGGGCTTCGGCACGGTGATTTTCCGCCGGACGTATCCGCAGATAACCAACGAGGGCGGGCTTTGGGATACCTCCAGTGAGATTTATCCACATTTACCAGATTCTTGTAGAGCCAAGCCTAAGCTGTCCACTTTGGAGTGGGTGTTCCCCTCCGGTTGCAAGATCAAGTTTGCCCACATGCAGCATGAGAACGACAGGTATGAATGGGATGGTGCTCAAATCACGCTACTCGGATTCGATCAACTTGAGCATTTCACCTGGAAGATGTTCTTTTATATGCTCTCAAGAAACCGCTCGCTCTGTGGTGTCAATCCATACATCCGAGCGACTTGTAACCCGGATCCCGATCATTGGCTGAGAGAATTTATGAGATGGTGGATTGATGAGGAGACGGGCTTGCCGATTGATGAGCGATCTGGTGTGATTCGGTGGTTTGTGATTGTTAACGACGAAGTCCATTGGGCGGATAAACGGGAAGAGTTAGTCGAGAAGTTTGGTGGTGATATAGAGATTGATGAGGGAGGTCGAATAAAAAGGATTCTTCCAAAGTCGTTTACCTTCATTCCCGGCAAGGTCTACGATAATCAAATTTTATTGCAGCAGAACCCAGAGTATTTGGCTAATCTTCAGGCATTGTCGAAAGTCGACAGGGGGCGCCTGTTGGAAGGCAACTGGAATGTCAGGGAGAGTGCTGGGATGTTCTTCAGACGGGAATGGTTTGAGATCGTCGAGGCTGCACCCGCCTTGGTAGATGAGGTTCGCTATTGGGACAGGGCTGCGACTGAGGCGAAGCCCGGACAGAAAGCGAAAGGTTCTTGGACAGCGGGTCTTAGGATGGGGAAGGATGCAAGGGGAGTTTATTATATCAAAGACGTCAGCCGTTTTCAAGCTTCTCCTTTAGGGGTCGAAAGCAACATAAAGAATGTCGCATCTCAAGACGGAAAGCAAATCCGGGTCGGGCTTGAACAGGATCCGGGTCAAGCCGGAAAAGCAGAAGTTCAAGTGCATGTGCGGAACTTGGCTGGATTTAATGTGGCTGTCAATACGGTGCGGGAATCCAAGGGAACGAGAGCAAAACCATTAAGCGCACAGGTTGAGGCGGGCAATGTGAAACTTGTCCGTGGAGTATGGAACGAAACGTTCATCCGGGAGGCAGAGAACTTCGATGGAACCGACAAATGCGTTTCGGATCAGGTTGACGGAGCCAGCGGGGCATTTTGTCTTTTAACATCATTCAAAACAGCCGGCACTTGGGGTCGGTGACAATAACGGAAATTAGGCAATGGTTCAGACCAAAAAGAAACTAAAGCCGAAGATACCGGCCACTAAAAAAGGCACAAAAGAGAAACCGATGACGGCGAATGAAGCCGAGCAGGCACTTATGGTTCTTTCGGCGCTTACGGTCAGGGCAGGCATCGCACAACGGCTCGGAAAGTCCTTCGGTGACGACCGGGATATCTACACTGCACTGGGCTATACCAAACAACCGACCTACGGCGATTATGTGGCGAAGTATAAACGGCAGGATGTGGCCAAGGCGGCAGTCGACAAGCCCGTGTCTGCCTCTTGGAGCGAGCAGCCACACATCACTGAGTCGGCTGAGAAGGAGACTGAATTTGAGAAAGCATGGTTGTCTTTGGTGAAGGGGAACTGGATATTCCATTATCTTTCCCGGGTCGATCGCTTGGCTTCAATCGGCTCCTATGCGGTGCTTCTGATGGGTTTTGATGACGGTAATTTGCTTGCGAGGGAAGTATCCTCGGCGAAAAAGCTATTGTATCTTATGCCCTACGCCCAAGACAACGCCAAGATCAGCACATACGAAAACGATCCAAAGAATGAACGGTACGGACTGCCAAAAGAATACACGATTAATATGAAATCTACAGGGGGAACCCAAACAGGTGCATCGTCCAAAAAGGTTCACTGGAGCCGGATTGTCCATGTTGCTGAGGATCTCTTGGAAGATAATGTTGAGGGGATGCCCAGACTTCAGTCGGTATTTAACCGCCTCCAGGACCTCGATCTGATCGCAGGGGGATCCGCTGAGATGTTCTGGCGGGGTGCATTCCCAGGTCTGGCATTTATGGCCAAGGAAGGGCATTCACTTCAGGGTCAGGATTTAATCGATCTCAAGGCCGAACTTGAAGAATATATGCACGACCTGAAGCGATATATGCGCCTCCGGGGTATTGACATAAAAGAACTCAAGCCACAGGTTGCTGATCCATCAAGTCACATCGCCGTGCAAATTGACCTGATCGCGTGCGCACTGAATATCCCGAAGCGGATACTTCTTGGATCCGAACGGGGAGAGTTGGCGTCGAGCCAGGATGAGAGGGCGTGGCTTAAGACTATTGACGGAAGACGTCAAGACTACTGTGAGCCGGTGATTTTACGACCATTTGTCGATCGGCTGATAAGTGTAGGTATACTCACAGAGCCGAAGGATGGATACGATGTCGTCTGGCCTGATCTTTTAGTGGTAAGTGACAAAGACATCGCCGAGATTGGGGCGGCACGGTCTAAGGCATTGAAAGACTACGTGGACGCCATTGGCGCACAGGACATCCTTCCTCCGGACATATTTCTCCGGAAAATGCTGGGGCTGACACCAGAGGAGATGAATCAGATAGAGCTAATCCTAAAAGGAACAAAAAAAGACTTGGATGAAGAATAACATAAACCCGAGATAGGACATTAAAGGAGGTGAAAAAGTTTAAATGAGATTTCATTTTGCTAAAAACATGTTAGATACAGAGCTATATCGTTTTTGGGGTGGAGCACTGATCTGCGCCGTTATTTATTTTGTCTGTCAACGCCTCATGGGGCTAACTTTGCTTACTATGGTATCTGAGCCTGGCTGGGCACAACCTGCGGGTCTTTATGGATCAATCATATTGACCGTTCTATATGATCTCAGACGGGGATTTAAAAAAGAAGGTTTTTCGCTCTGGGGCGTTGTCTGTGGAGGCTTAGGAGCGGTGGGAATGTGGTTAATAATTATCTAAAGGAGGTGAAAAAAAGATGGCTAAAAAAGCAATGATTTTGGTGGTTCTGCTGGCTATAACGCTATATCCCATCCACGGGGGGCCTCTTAGACCTTCGGCTCAAGCTGAACCATACTATTTCGGAACCATTAAGACGATCTTGCCCGCAGGCTCAGAAGGTGGCTATGGTCTCGGTGGAAGCTTTGATTTCGGATTGCCACTTGGCGATCAGATAATTCTCCGTGGCACCTATGAGAGCAATAAGGTCGACGATGGGACAGGATATGATAACGTGTATAGCGGCTTTACCGTTATGAGCAATGTTCTTATTCCAAAGGTAAGAACCGGAATATATCTGACAGCGCAGGGTGGTCTAAGCAAAGTTTCAGGTTTGCCAACAGAGGGTGCTACATTGTCATCTATGGGTTTTTATTCTAACATCGGGGCAAAGACGAAGGCTTGGCTTGGTTTTGGTTATTCTGAGGTAGCGGATGCCGGTAAGCTTTGGTCGGTCGTTTTTAGCTTGTCGATTCAAGCACCATTCGAGTAGGAAAAACGGTGAGGACTGGAAATAAGGAGGTGAATTATGGTAATCGCTTCAATCTTCGATGTGTTGGTTGCACCCTTTTCGTGGGCTGTGCAATCTGCGGAAAACTCGATAATCAGCATTGCTTTTCTTCTGATGGTCTGGGTGGTGAAGAAATATTTAGTGCCATTGATAGGCACCGAAATCAAACAGAAAACAGCCGAGCTTATTCTGCGGATTGCGGACGATATAACGGACGAACTCGTAGCCAATTATCCAGATAAAAAGGTATACCAATACCTGGATATAGCCGTGGACAAGCTGATGGAGGCTTGTGGTGTTTCAAAAGAAGTGGCAACCAGGGTGATCAAAGCCAG